TCCTTGGCGTCGTCGCGTTGCAGGATCTCGACCGCCGAGAACAGCACGATCAAATTGTCCGGCAGCGTGCTCTCGTCACTGTCGTTGATCATCTTCTTGACAGTCTTAGTGCCGCGTATGCGCACCAGCGCATCGGCGTTCTGCGCGCTGGCGTCGGGGACCGGCCACAGCTCGAAGGTGTTGTCGTCGGCGTGATGCATCCACTTCTGGGTGGGCCATGCCTTGAACCCGGCGTCCGAGTTCCAGATGACCATGTCCCGGGGACCGATGCCGTAGGCCAGCTCGTTATAGACGGTGTTGATCAGCACCCAGATGTGGGCGATGTCATCGAACGCGAGGTCGGTGGGGTAGGCGTAGTATCGCTGCCCGTCGGCGAGCATCACGTCGCGGTCGATGATCAACTGCGGCCAGTCATAGTCCCGATAGAGATCCAGCTGGGTGCGGTTCAGGTAGTAGAGCAGCGTGTCGCGATCGTTGATGCCGTGCGCGACATTGGTGCTGTGGCCGATCTCCGCGCGCAGGTCGGTCAGCATGTCCCGCAGCTGCTTGCCCATGGAGGGCTACCCTCGCGCCCGATCGTGATCGTGCTCGGTGGGCCGGCGGATGCGGGTTTTCACGTCGGGGAGCTGGCTCGGCGTGTCCCGTGCCTGACGGGCTTGTCCCTTGAATGAGGTCCTGGTCTGCGGGATGTCCTGGACATTGGGCCGGGACACGGACGTGTCCAGCTGGTTGGTCTCGGTGACCAGCACGGGTCGCGCCACGGTGACGCCCAGGATCTCGTCATCTGAAGGTTCGTCTTCGTCCTGGGTATGCGCGGCGATCTCCTCCGCCGTGGGTTCATCTTCCTCGGGCAATTCGGGCGCCACCTCGCGCGGCATGTGCGCGGGCATCGTGTATTGATCCAAGGGCCGCAGCTTGGGGTCAGGGTTATCCGGCCGGGTCGGTCGGGGCACGTAGATCGGCAGCGTGCAGATCGGAATGGTGCCGTCCGCCGTGGGCAGCTTGGGCCGCGCGCCGGGATACACCTCCTTGATGTATTCATCGCGGTAGATGGTCTGAAGCCGCAGCAGCGCCTCATCGTTGCTTATCTCACAGGTGCCGACGACATGGACGTCGGTCACCGCGTCGTCGCCGTGCATGAACTGAAGAATTTGCAGCTCGGGAAACAGGATCGGCCTGGCCCGGTGCCGGTAGACCACGTTGTCCTTGTCGCCGCCCAGGGCGACCATACAGCGCAGCAGTTGGAACTCAGCCATGTGGTGCTCCTAAAAAAGAAACCCCGCAGGCCAACAGACCTGCGGGGTCAAGGCGTCAGGTAATGTCGACCACCAGCGCGCTGTTCACCTGCTGCGCGACCATCTGCCCGGTGTGCGTCATCGACTTATACATGACGAACTGGTTGTAAGGTCGCGCCGGCGTGAACCGGTGATCCCACTCGCCGTCTTCCTTCATCAGGTAGATGTGGCGAGGGTCCCACCAGTAACCCCGCTTGGAGTGGCCCAGATCGTCCAGGGTCGGATCGTATTCGATGGTCGTGTTCATGAACTTGAGCTGACCCATCGAGGCGTCCTGCGACCCGGTGAAGCCAGTCATCGAGTAGTTGCCGTTGGCGCGGAATTCGGTCTCCATCGCCGAGATGAAGTCGGTGCCAGCGAGGAACTTCGTCGGGCGGCCGCCGAACCGGCAGAGCTGGCGGTATTCCTGTTGCAGGAACTGGATCAGAGCGCCGCCATTGGTCGTCGCCGAGGTCACCGCGCCCCGGCCGCCGGCCGTGCCAAAGGCTGCCGTTGCGGCCCGGTTGCGCCACCAGGTGTTGGTGGCCCGGGACAAGCCTCCCAGGTTCCCGGTGTTCGGCACGTCAGCGATGATCGACTGCATGCCGGCCAGCGCCTTGGCGTCGGAAGTGCCGTCGCCCCAGAGCAGGGCGTTCATCGAACGGGCGTAGCTTTCGCCGAAGTCCTCCAGCTTGTCCTGGAGCAGGTTCACCAGGACCGTGACGTCGCGGTCCGAATGGTTGGACAGGCTGCTGCCGTCCCCGGCGTCGTCGGTAACCGAGATACCGTCGATCTTCAGCTCGGTGTGGGTGAGCGTGAGACCGATGTGATGCTCACGCCACGGATAGTTCACCCGCTGGATGTTAGCCGGGGTGTAGAAGCCCACCGTGTCGTTGTGGGTGTAACCAACGACATGGTCGTTGACACCGCCGGCGCCATAGTTGCCCTTCACCGCAAGGGAGATATTGCCCTTGCCACCAGGGAAGGATTTGGCACCCTGCTCGGCCCAGCGAAGCAGCGGCTTCGCCTGGATCGACTGCTTAAAGGTGTCGCCCTTGTTGTAGTAGAAGTCGAGGCTTGCATTGGCGATGTTCGCCAGTTCTCCAGCCGTGAAGGCCATCTCGTCAGGCTCCTACATGTCAGGAGGCCCGGCGCATGCTGGCGAGAGCCATGAGGGCTGCTTCCTTCATGGTCGAGGGTTGTCGCCCGGCACCGGACCCGTTGGTTGTGCTATGAATGCCGGACGGGACGTTGCGGGTCGGACGGACTTGCGGTCGCATCTTCGCCAGATCCTTAGTCGCCTCGTCATACGCCGCCTTGACCAGGGCCAATCCCTGCTCCCGGGTCTGCGGCATGCCGCGTTCCTGGATCAGGGCCTGGGAGTAGCGACGGACAGCACTCTCCTTGAGGGCGTAGTCAGGGTCCCGCGTGCGGATGTCCGCTTCCCAAGCATCGACGTCCTGGATGATCAGGCTCCGGCCGCGATTGCTGGCCTCCGTTTGAACCGCCTTGGTCTGCTCATTCAGCCGATACTCGGCCTGCGCGGCGCGATGGCGGGTGCGCGTGAGTTCGCGCGCCGCCTCGTCACTGAGCAGCCCGTCATCGACCTGTTTGCGCAGGTCCTGCGGCAGCCGAAGACCCAGCGCCTCCTGCGCCAACCGAACGTAAGGGTCGACGCCTTGCAGGAATGCCTGATAGTCCTGGCGCCGTAGGGACGCGCCGATCGCGAGCAGCATGTTGACGTCATCGGGCGCCAACTGGTTCTGTTCGAGAATGCCTTTGAGCTGGCGGTGCTCAGCGAGTTCCGGCTGCACCGCTTCAAAGGACTGGCGGGCCTGATTGCGCTGTCGCAGCAGGACCTCGAACCGGCGGCGGGTCTCCGGACGTAGCTTGCGGAGTTCGCCTTCGGTCGGGTCAGGCTGGTTCAGATCATCCTGGTCGGTGGAGGCTTGGGATGTGCGGGACGGGTCCTGCCCGCCCGATGCCGGTTTGTCCGGGTCCTTGGCCTCCGAGGTCTCGCCGTCCGCGTCGGAACCTTCTGAGGGGAGGGCGGGGGCCTCGGGCTTCGAGGACACGACCGATTTGACTGCGGCGAGTAGCCCTTCTCGGTCGGACTTATGGCTGGTTTCGCCTGACGAGGGCGACGGGGTGCTGTCGGTGCCTGACGAGGGCGGAGAGCTGTCGGGCGCGCCAGTGGCGGGCGCACCGGTATCGACGCTGGACGGGGCGTCGGAGGCTTGGCCGTCCGGAATGGATGTCGTGGTCTCCGACATCGGGTCGTTCGCCGCTCCTGGTAGAACCAGGAGGCGGAGTATCGCGTCTTGTTGTTGTCCTGTCTATACCGACACAACAAAAGCCAGACACCCAACGGCGGGCGAGGGTTTCATGGCTTATCCCTTTGCGTCAGACAGCTCTCCACGATCCGTTGGATCATTGCGTTCCGGACCGCAGTGTTGTGCTGGAACACCCATGCCGCGACGCCGAGGAACACGATGTTCAGCAGCACGAGGAGTAAGAAGGCCGGCGGAAGCGCCCTTATCAACTTCTCGCTGACCGAGGCCAGCAGTCCAGAGCCATTGGTGGTCTCGCGGTTCATGCCGCCACTTCGATCACCGCGTAAGCGTCCGCGTCATCCGCCGCTGGCCCCGCACCGCCTCTGGCCTGGATCAGCCGACGCGATACCGGATGACCCACCCACTGGTCGTAAGCCCAGAAACCATCATCGGCGTGCTCAATGAAAATCGCCGCATGGGATGCGCCGTCAGTCGTGTTGGCGTAGCAGCCATTGGCGTCAAAGGTCGCGATCGCCGTGCCCGACATGAGACCTTCACAGTCCCATACTGAAGGACCTTCGATCCACAGGCTGGTCTGCGGCAGCCGCGCCGCCGTGCGCACGTAGCTAACACATTGTCCCCGGTGGCGGCCTTCGCCGACCACCTGGCCTATGTATGCCTCCGGATGCGCGGCGACGAACGGCATGCGCGTCAACACTCCTCCAGATAGCGCCGCCAGGCGGCGCGCACCCGTTGCCAGAGTGCGCGCCACCAGCGGATCAACGGTGCGGTGTCGGCTGCGGCAGACCCTGGTCCGGCGCCACGTCGTAGGCGGCACCGCTCCAGCCCGAGTTTGGCTTGTAGACCAGCACCACGATGTCTCCCTCGTGGCCGGCCGGCGGGGGTAGTGTCGTCGGCGGCTCGATCGGCGTGCCGCCCGGCGGCAGCACGATCGGATGCTCCGGGCGCGGTTGTGCTCCCGGCAGCCCCTGGTCAGGATACAGTGGCGGCCCGCCCCAAATGCCGAGCGGCGGCAACACGATCGGGTGCGTCGGCACGCCTGGTGAGATGGCCCCTGGCGGGATGACGATCGGGTGCGAGGGAGATGCCGGTGGTGGTAGCACAATCGGATGCGTCGGAACGCCAGGACCGATTGCGCCAGGCGGGATGACGATCGGATGGGTCGGTGTGCCCGGCGGGAGATAGATCGGGTGTGACGGCGTGCCCGGCGCGATCGCATCGGGCGGGATGACGATGGGATGCTCCGGATAGGGCGGCAACTCCGGCAGCCCTTGGTCAGGATAGGGCGGCGGCGTGACAATCGGGTGGGTCGGGACGCCACCGCTGGACAACGGCGTGATGAGGGCGAGGAATGGTTCAGGCATATGAGGGAGATCCTTTGTTTTGTTGATCAGCGCGACGGTTTGCGTTGCGGCAGCTTGGACAGGTCACGCCCCTTGTCCGCTGCGACGAACTCCCGGGCGACCGACTTCGATGGACCACCCTTCTTCGGCTTGATGCTGCCCGACGCGATGCCGTGCATCAGTCGGGACTGGGCCTTGGACTTGCTGGGCATCGGATGTGTCTCCTACCACCAGCCAAAGCGTGGCCCGCCAAGGATACCCAACAGAACCAACACTAACAAGACAAGCAACAAAACGGACACAAGATTAGGTCCACCGGCATACCAGCCGGAGCGGTAGCCATAGCCCCCGCCGGCCAGGATCAGCACGAGCACGATGATCAGCAGGAGCATGATCATGGCGTGGACACCTCCACGGGCCTCTGCGTTGGGATCGGCGCGGGCACCTGATTGAGGGACTGCACCTGGACCGCCGCCAAGGCATAGGATGACGCCGCCAGATGGCACGAGATGGCGCGCTCCGGGTCGCGCAGCGCCTCCCAATGCCGGGCGTAGCCCAGCATCTCGTTCCCCAGACCGATGAGGATCTCGGCATAGTGGTTCCAGCCGCCCGCCGGCAGCGGCTCCGGTGTCACCTGCGGCCCGACAGAACGTGGCCAGCTGCTCATGGCGTGGGCATCCCTGGGTTGGTCATGGCGCCCCTGGGCATACCGCCGCCCAGGCCAGGACGGTTGCCGTTGGCGCCATAGATCTGAAGCGGCGGCACCCGAGGACCGAGGGAACCTTGGGTGAACGGCGCGGACATCGCATTGGTGGCGCCCACTGGTCCCTGGGCATTCGGGTCTTGTCCGGGACCAGGCGGACGTGGCGGACCCTTCCCGGCGCCCTGCGGACCCTCGGGCGGACCTTGTCCGGGACGAGCATTGCCAGGGGCTTGTCCCGGCTGCGGCGGTGGCTGCGCCATCAGCTGGTTCAACGCCTCCATCGAGGGTAATCCCTCGGCGAACGCCTCGCTGATGTCGATGTCGTCACCCATGCGCCTGATGAGTTGCCGCGCCAGCCATTCGGGCGAGATGCCCGGGATGCGCTGCAACAGAGGCGTCAGCTGCACCAGGGCCTGCACGTCCTCCTGACGGTTGGGCGGCCCGTTGGCGCCCACATCGACCTCCAGGTAGACGTTGTCCGCCACCGCCTGCCGGTCCAGCTGCGGCCACACCGCGCCGGGACCGACCACCTTCTGAGCGGTCTCCTGGGACACGTAGAGCACCAGGATCTCGGACGCCGAGCGGGCCATCTCGGACATCAGGTCGTTGAGGTCGTCGATCACCGAGTTGGTGTCAGTGCCTTGGGAGAACTGCGCGACCGAGACCTCGGTCGCGGTGGCCCCGGACGTGGTCCCCTGGTCCGCCTGGTCGGTCCCCAGGACACGCAGCATGTCCTCGAACACCGGCGCGGTGTCATACACCGCCGGATCAATCGCCGGCATCTTCACCGGCTGGAGCACGTCCTCGATTTTCTGGCCTGGCGCCAACGCGTTGAGTTCGAGAAGCGCGTTCGCCGGGTGGGTCCGCAGCTTGTCCTTGTCCGCCTCCTCCAGGACACCCGCCGCGACGGCAGTCTTCGGCCGGTTGGCCCGGCGGTGCTCGCGCAGGCCCTGGCGGGCGCGGTTCAGCTCCAGCTGCATGTCCCGCATCAGGTCGACGTCGGACTGGGTGAACAGCTTCTTCTCGTCGTAGCCCTCGTTCATCACGAAGGCGAACCAGGGCCAGAACCGGGTGATCTCGGTCTCAGGAGGGGCTGGCTCCTGGAGGAAGTCCTTGTAACCGTCACAGACCACGAACACGTTGCCGTCCTTGCGGTGGTAGATCTCCCACACGCAGGCGCGCATCTGGTCGACGCCGGTGTCATCGCCGCCGCCGGAATTGTAGTGCGCCAGCGAGGTCGGCGCGTATTCGCAGGAAACGCCGTTCTCGTCGTAGGCGGTGTAGCCGCCGCTATCGACGTCGACCATGTAGACTTCCTGGATCTCGTCCGGCGTCATCAGGTATTCCTGCGCCACCCAGTCAGCGCCCAGGAAGCCTTTGAGACTACGACAGCGCGGGTCCGGGATGATCGAGGTGCTGTCCGGGTAGTCGAAGCTGAGACCCTCGCGGACGATGATCTCAGTCTCGGCGGTGAGCGACTGGATCGCCAGCTTGAGTTCCTCGGCATCCGCGCTGTCCGGCAGGATCTCATCGTCCGCCATGTCGGAAGCCAGGCGCTCAATATTGGCCAGCCGCTCGGACATGTCCGCGATGCGCTGCTCGATCTCGGGGTTGAGCTTCATCGCCCGCTGGAAGCCCAGCTTCACGTAGCCCACCCCGGCGATGATCGCGCGGCGGATGGTCATCTTCATGCAGTTCTTGAACGCGTGGGTCTGTTCGCGAATGTTGTAGTCGTAGAGGATTTCCAAGGTCTTGCCGATCCGGTCCATCAGCATGTCGAACTGCTGGACCTTCTGCACGTCCATCAGGATCTGCTGGGTCTGCGGGTCCGGCATCAGCCCATGCTGGGCACCCAGCATCGCCTTCTGCTGCGCCTGGAGCAGCTGCTGCATCGACCCATCCCAGACCGTCGCCACCAGCTTGGGCGTGCGCTTGGCGGCCATGGTGGGGTTGTTGGGGTAGAGTTCCGCCGTGCGCTGAAGCGCATGGCGGATGCAGATATTGGCGATGTAGCGATCATCGCGGGTGTAGGTGTGATCGCCGCGCGGCATGTCCGGCCACTGCCGGCCCTCACAGAACGCCTCGTTCTCGCGCATCCGCTTGAAGTCGGTTTCCCACTTCTTCTTGGCCCGACGCACCCGGTCGCACCAGCGGTTGACCAGCTTCCGCCGTGGCTCGTCAGGATCAGGCGCCTCACGGTTGACGAATTTGTTGCCGGCGGTCGGATCAGGCGGCTGGGCCAATCCCTGCTGAGACATGTCCATGGACATCGCTGCCGGGTCCAGTGTCATGCCGCCAGGGGGCGGCGGTGGCGGCCCTGGAGGAGGACCCATCATGCCCGACATCACCAGCCTCCCGCGCCGAAGCCCTGTTTGACGGAGCGTTCGGCCTGTTCACGCATCATCTTCAGCCACCCGAAGGTGCCCTCGGTGTTCTCCGGGATCTCGGTGCGCACGCCGGCGCCGACCTGGAGCGTGAGGCCCAGGCCCACATAGGCGAGCGTGTCCACGAAGTCGTCATGCTGGTCGAAGGGAAACTTCAAAAGCTGGTCCCGCGCCGCCGGCCACCAAGGGGCGCGCTCCGGGAAGCGCAGCTTGTCCATGGACATGCGGCCCTGGATGGACTGCGCGCGGGTCTGCTTGTCCGCGATCGGCTGCATCTCGATCACCGCGCAATGGGTGTGGGTCTCCAGCATGCGCTTGCGCAGGAAAGGTCCAATGGACTTCGAGATGTGCGACCGCTCAGCCCACCAGAAGACGGGTTTGTAGGCGCGCATCATGCGCAGCATCGCCTCGACGGTCTGTTCGGCGGTCATGCTGCGCCAGACACAGTCCGGCAGCACCCAGATGTTCTCGTCCTTATCCAGTCCAACGCATAGCAAGACGGTCTTGTCGGCGTATTGCTTGAGCGAGACCGCGTGATCGGAGGCGGCGTAGTAGCGCAGGTCGGCCGGCAAATCGTTCGGCCTGTAGGTGTGCAACCAGGAGCTGGAGAAGAAGGTCCCACCGGCCGGGCTGGGGCGGCCCTGATAGAGCGCGGAGAACCCGCGCGCGTCCCGGCGCTGCAAGCCGAGCAAGAAATCCTTGCCGAACCGTCCGGGCCAGAGCGGCGTCCCAGGCTTGCGGTTGAGCGGGTCGCTGCCGTCTTCGAGGGCGAGCGCCGGCAGGTCGATGATGTGCCATTCCTTGGCCTCGTCGGCGTCGTAGTAGGAGTTGAGGGGATCGGTCAGCCGGCCCACCAGGTCGTCCTGATGCCAGCGGGTCTGGATCAGCATGATCCGGCCAGTCTCGTCCATCAGGCGGGACGCGATGACCTGGGTGAACCAGGTCCACAGCGTGTCCCGGATGGTCGGGCTGTCCGCCTCTTGGCGGTCCTTGA